CTACTTTCCGGAAGTTCCGGACTTTTCATGTTGGGTGCCAAAGTAGAATGACACCACCATGCAGACAACAATCATTACATCATCCGGCGCAATTCTGCCCAGAAGTGCCAGTACGGAAAACACGGCGACTACAGCAAACGTCACCAGTGTTTTCACCTTCAAAAGGGCCGCCAGATTTGCACGTATTTCTTGCATCCCGTCCCTACTCTCCTCTCTCCAAATCCGCCAGCCGGTGGTTAATAACCTTAATCTGCTCCTCCACTACCGGCATCCGCCGGGCAAAACCATTGTGCTCCCGCACCTCCCGGGTCAGTTCTTCCATCTGGGACTGCATCACTGCCTGGGCAACCGCCGTGGTTTTCTCGTTCTTTTTAGCGGTTGCAAGACAGGTAATCACCACGCCCACAAGGGAAAGACCTCCCGTAATCAGGGCAACTAAAATCGCTTCACTCACCGTTTATCCCTCCACAATGACAACAGGATATCCCAGTGCCTTGGCAATCTGCGCCACTGTCATGGGTTTTTCTATTGGTCGACACGGCTGATATGGGATTTCCAGCGTTTTGAGAATGCCCTTTGCAATCGCAGTACCCATCGCCTTCTGTTCTTCTGCCGTGTCGATAATCTGAATGTCTGTGCTGTTATCCAGAAAAGCACACTCCACAATGACTGCCGGCGCAGCTGTATCGCGGATAAATGCGTAGTAATCCCGTCCGTTCGCATTTTTCTTTATCTTGGCGCCCCGGCTATTCTGACCGATTTTTATGACCTCATCTAAAATATTGTTTGCGAGTATCTTTCCGGTGCCGCCACCGTGATGATGGTAAACTTCCGCACCGTCACCGCCGCCGGCGTTGTTGTGAATATCAAGGGCCAGATCGGGTGCAAACCGGTTACAATCCGCAATCTTGCCGCTGAGAGATTCCTCCGCATCTCCCTCCCGGCTCATCAGCACCGTAACGCCGTGCCGTTCCAGTGCTTCCCGGCAGGCAAGGGCAATGGGCAGGTTCAAATCCTTCTCCAAAAAACCGTTTGCCACCGCGCCCGGGTCACTGCCGCCATGACCCACGCCAATAAATACCTTCTTCATCATGCATCTGTCTCCATCCACAGCGTTTCCGTTCCGGGTTCACCCGGCTCCCAGACGTTCTGGCCTTCAAAGACAGATTCCCACAGCTTTCCGTTATGGGACACAACAGCGCCCTTCAAATAATCCTTGCTGATACCGTCCCAGGGGTTCCAAACCGGATACGCAGGTGTTTCATCTTCTGCACCTTCCAGTGCTGTTACTCTTGCCTTCAATGCTTCCATCTCAGCGGCAAGGGTCTGAATCAGCTTCAGGGTTTCCGGGCGTTCCGCATCCGCAGAAGCACCGCCGGATGCCATGGCAAGCAGTTCGTCCGTCTGTTCCTCCGTCAAATCCCCCAACAAAAACAGCTTTTTGATTTTGTGCTGGATATCGGCCAGCTTGTAGCCGCCTGCGGTAATTACACTTTTGATAATTTCAAACATAGTCTGTATATCCTTTCATCAAGCGTTCTTTACGATTACGTTTGCGAGTTCCGCAAACTTGTTGTCAATGTAGATTTTTGTATCTGCGGTGTATTCCAGCTTCATCCCTGCTCCACCATCGTTATGCACAGTGGTATTCGGCTTATTGGTGTGCAGTGCGGCAAATGCTGACAACTCGTCAGCAGACAAAGGTGTTTTGATAGGAGCTGCAAGGGCATACAGCACCGTGGCGCCAGTGGTTAATTCTCCCGTTGAAGACATAAAAGCACCGGGGATTTCTTCTCCAGCATAGCCATCAATCCGCCCGACTCTTTGCACATATTCGCCATTTGCATAGTCTTTTTCATCGCAAACCCACTGCTGTCCGCTTTCGTCGGTGTAATTGCCACCGCTTGTAACAGGAATACCGGGCAAGCCGTTGGGTGTGGATGCGGTGAGGGTTTGAACCGGCTTATAAGGCTCATATTCGGTTGCGACAGAACCAGATTCAATTTGCAGCCTTGTCCATGTTGATGTATCGCCAGAACTCGCGCCAATGGATGTGGCACAAAGCAGACGGATTCTATCACAAGGTTTGTCAATTGTTAACGTTCTGGCATTATATGCGTTTCTGTAGAAACCGGCATATTTAGCAGGTATAGTTTCTCCTACCGCTATGGCACCGATTGCACTTGTTGTTTCGTCCGTATCCGTACTTGTGACATATCCACTGAATGTGTAGGTACCTGCTGGAAGCGTAAACGGCAACGCTATATTTTTGTATCCACTAACTGTTAATTCGTCAAATCCATACAGATTCTTACCGCATACAGCCACACCGATGCTGCCACTTGCGCCAGTTGTTACCAGCTCCACAGGATTCTCTGGCGCCGGTGTGCCGTTCTGGGTGGTTTTTCCGTACAGGGTAAGGCCCTTTAGCAGCCGGTTGCTGGAATCATTCAAAGTGATAATACTTCCGCTTTCTTCGCAGACGATTGCAGGCCCTTCATCGGCAGTGCCAAGCAGGTCCGTGATTGTCTGTATCGACTCGCTGGCTGTCTCAAGAAAAGCATCTCTTGCCGCAATAGTTTCCCTTGTGACTGTTTCAGCTGCAGCAGTTGCCTGTTGCGCTGCCTCTGTCGCATCTTCCGCTTCTGCCGCAGCCGCATTTGCATCCTCCGCAGCTTTCTCTGCGGCTGTCTTTGCACTGTTTGCCTGCTCTGTGGCAGTCTTGGCAGTTGCAGCAGCAGTATTGGCGGCCTCCGTTGCAGCCACCGCTTCAGCTGTTGCCGTTTCGGCAGCCTTTATAGCCTTTGTGCCTTCCTCGATGAAAGCCACTTGCCCTTCCTTTGTCTCCGCAACCAAAGCAATAATCTGGTCGTAAACATCCGGAGTAGGGTCGGGTGGGATAAGTTCCTCTGTAATTGCGCCACCAACAGTCTTGTACCGGACTTTGTTGGAGGTTCTTCTTGCGTTGCCCTTTTCGCCAAATACACTGAAGTAGAAATAACCGGCTTCATGGTACACTTCCCACGGAACAACGCACGTATCGTTATCATCCAGAACTGCGTAGTAAACAGTCTCTGCGTCCCGGTAAAACAGGGCGGTTTTCATAAACCCGTCCCATTTTTCGCAGAAATCGAATACCACGCACACTTCATTCAAGCCACCGGATGCAATCACAGGTGCCTTGACGATTTTCAGCACCTGATCCACGCATTTTACCTGAATCTGGCTCATATGCTCACTCATTCATTCACCCCTATTCTGTAAATCTCGGAACCTCCGATAAGGAGGTAATATCGCTGATCGCATCGTCAATGGACACTACCGGATAGGGCGGCATATAGTACCCTCTCTGATCGTTAAATAGAAGAATATCGCCTGGGTTCAGGTTGATGGACAGATAGCTTTTGCTCTTGTAGGTGTTGATGCCATTCGTACCGGTTTCGTCCAGAATGGTTTCCAGCACAAGGTTCTTCAGCACCTGCTCCACCTTTTCATTTTTATATAAAAGTTCCGTTTCTGCGGTAACTCTGATTCCTTCTTTAAGGTCGAGAACAGGCTGTTCTACAAACAATTCATGCTTCATAGTTTACCCCTTTCATAAAAAGAGGGGGCGGTGTTTCCGCCCCCTTTGCGAAGCCCCGCTGATTACAGAGGGATCTTTACGCACACGATCTGATCCTGCGCAATGATCTTTGCGCCATAGGTGTCCAGGCCACGGACATAATCGGAGAAACGCTTCTCCATGCGGCCAGCTTCCACTTCGTTGATCTGTCCAGCAAAAGCAACAGCCTTGTCGGAACGAACGATGCAGTAAACATGGGTGCCGTCCCGGTACACATTGTTGGTGGACTTGACATTGTAGCCGTCATACTCACCGACCACGCCCTTGCGGATCAGTTCATCATTGGCGGTCTTCATCTCGATCAGTTCATCCTTGAAGGTCTTGTAGCTTCGGGGGTCGATCTCGATAACACCGGCATCGTCGAAGTTGTTCTCACGCAGAGTAATCATGGCATCGTCCAGCGCAGCCTTGATGGCAGCACGATCCTTGCCTTCTGCAGTAATGACGGTTTCAGCACCGGGCTTATACTTGTCATTGCCAGCCAGCGCATCAGCAGAGGACTGCGCCTTGCCAGCGACCAGCGCACCAACGAACTTCTCACGGGCCAGAGCCAGCTTGCGCATGGACTTCTGCTGATACTTTTCGGGCAGACCGGGAACGGACTGTGCCTTGTCCACATCCTTTACCTCGAAGGCAAAATACTTCTGCACATCAATGACCAGGTCCTGGCTGGAATCGGTCATCTCCTCGATGGTGATATCTTGACCGATGTAATCGCCAATGGTAGGCTCACCAACGGCCAAAATCTTGACGGTGTTTGCATACTGGCAGTCACCCTCGTAGTCACTAGTGCAGTCTGCAACCAGTTTGCACTTCTCTTCCAGGTCATCCTGAATCTTCTTGGACCAAATGGTCTGAATAAAATGCTTAACGGACATAGTTTTTCCTTCCTTTCATTAACGGAGGGAAGCGTTATTTTTTGTACCACTGCGGCATGGATTCTGTAACCTTCTTATACAGTTCGGGGTTTTTGTCAAAGTCCTTTTTGGTAAACTTCGATGCTTCCTCAAATGTATAGAAGTCCTTAATGCCATTATCCGTGGTGCTGCTGTTCTTCATGCTTCCCATTGGTTGAATGTCTTTTTTGGGTTGTGTTTTTTGGTAGATATCGTAGATATCCCGAATAGGAGTAGTAGGGGAGAACTTACCTGCAAAGTCCTTGAACTCTTTGCTGTCAATGACCGCTTCGGTAACACCCAGCTTTGCCAGTTCTCTTCCGGTTTCCGTTTCCTTGATGTGATTGGTCAGAGCAATAAATACCGCCTTCTCACGGGCTGTCATATTCTGCGCACCGATCTCTTTTAAGCGGTCTGCTTCTTCCACAACATCATCAAAGCCGGACCGGATAATGTCTGCGGCCTCCGCCTGCGCCAATACCGCAATATCTGCATCGGAGTAGGCAGGCTTCTTCGGGAACTGGATGCCCTTCTGTTCGTAGAACTGCTTAAAGGTGTCTGTTACTTCCTCCAAACTCTCCTTGCCTGTGCCGGTCTTCAGCACTTCCTCAAGGGAACCGTACTTGCGGTCATACTCTTTGCGGATGCGTGCTTCTTTCCGGGCAACTCTCTTTCCCACGATCTCATTTACCTTGGCGTTCAGTTCGTCCTCGGTGTACATCTTGGGGCTTTGTTCTGTGGGCTGCTCCACGTTTTCAGCAACCTGTTCGGCTACAAAGTTTTCGTTATTTTCCATAACAATTCCTTTCTATTTTTTGGGCGGTGTTTGCTTCACCAAATCTCAGCTTTTAATGTCTTCAGGCTTGGACATAAGAAAAAGCACCCTTTACGGATGCTTTACTCTACGGGTACTGCTGGCTCTGGCAGAGCCTCTTCTGCTGCCATTACTTCCGCTTCACCCTCAAGGGGAACCTGTCCGCCCTGTTGCTGCAGCATCATCTGCATTTGGGCATCGGCAATCATGCTGGATTGCTCGTCCGGGTCGCCCATAAGGAACTGCTGCGCTCTCTGCTGCATTGCCTGTGCCTGCGCCTC